GTGGAGCAATCTTCAAGAATTTAAATGCAACTGGCAATCAACCTTCATACCGCGGAAAAGTAAACGTTAACGGAAAAGATATGGAAATATCCTTATGGGTAAAAGAATCGAAAACAGGCACAAAGTATTTTAGCGCGTCATTCCAAGAGCCATATGTTAAGGCGGTAACTGCTACAGAGGTGGCGAATCAAAATAATACTCAAGATTTAATTGACAACGATTTGCTTCCGTTTTGATATTTGTAAATAAATTATTATATTTGTAATGCTTATCCGACAAATGAAAAATATTAAAAAATCCAACCATTTATATTGCCACTCGCAAATTCTTTGCAGTCGGATAAGCCTTTATATTTGGTTGGTATTTTTTTTATGAATACAAATGAAATTTGGAAAGATGTTATTGGATATGAAGGATTATATCAAATAAGTAATTTTGGTAATTTAAAATCTTTAAATAGATTAATTATTTACCCAAATAATTTAAAAAACAGAAATTTTAAAGGAAAAATTTTAAATAAAAATTTAAGTAAATCAGGTTATATTTATTATGATTTATATAAAAATTGTAAAAGAATTAGAAAATTTTCACATAATCTAGTAATTGAAAATTTCTTTAGAAATAAAATTAATAAAGAAGATGTTAATCATATTAATGGTATAAAAACAGACAATAGACTTGAAAATTTAGAATATTGTAATAGAAGCGAAAATATGAAACATGCTTTTAAAATTGGTTTATGTGAAAATACAAAAAAACAATCTATTATAAATTTAAAAAAAAATAAAAATGCAAAAAGAAATATTGCAATGGGCTGAATCTAGGGGTATTTTAAAATATGAAAATAGATTTAAGCAATATACAAAATTACAAGAAGAAAGTAATGAGTTATTAATAGCTATGCTTAACAATGATGATTTAGAGATAAGAGATGCAATTGGTGATTGTTTAATAGTGCTTATCATCCTATCAAAACAATTAGGATACGACTATGAACAATGCCTTGTTGATGCTTACAATGTTATAAAGGAAAGAAAAGGTAAATTAATTAATGGTGTATTTGTAAAAGATTAAAAAATAATTAGTAATTTTGCAATGTCGGGTGAGAGCGACACAGTAAGAAATTAAAAAGCTAAAGCCATTGGTTAGACTCTCTCACATCTAATCAGTGGCTTTTGAATTTAATAACTATGGAAATTAACACAGATTATTTAAGAGGGCTTGTTGACACAACACTTGAGTTTTACGAGCTAACAAATGGGCGCATCCCAAAAGACAAAGATTTGCAAATCAGTTATGAGATTTTCACTGGATCTCACTACGTTGTCGGTTGCAAGGTTACATTTACTTATAAAACTACAGTATCAAGCACTTGGGATATAGATAGTAAGTTAGAAGATAACTGGATAAAAATTTACGAGAAAGACACTATCAGCGGAGTAGTTAGCGACATCACTGACATATTGAGTGATATACATTTAAAATCAATTAATTATTTATAACTATGGAAAAGACATTAAATACTAAATTACTAGACTTTCAGCGTAAAGTTGGTATAATTAAAAAGGATGCTAAAAATCCGCATTTTAAGAACACTTATGCTTCGTTAACACAAATACTAAGCGAAGTTAAACCATTGCTTTCAGAATGCGGTTTAGTGCTTATACAGCCTATTAGTTTGCAAGGTGTTGGAACTACTATTATAGACTTTGAAACAAATGAGAAAATTGAAACAATAATCAGTTTACCAATTAACTTAACACCACAGCAATTAGGTAGTGCAATAACTTATTTTCGCAGATACACATTGGCCAGTTTACTAGCCTTAGAAATAGATGACGATGACGCACAAAGCACAAATGTTAAACAGCCTAGTTTATCCGAACAATTAGAAATAGCAAAGGCTAAAATTATAACAGCGAATAGTGCAGATGACTTGGTTAATAAATGGAACACGCTTACCAATATTGAAAAATCATTTGAGCCAGTTGTTTTATTAGCTAAAGAATTAAAATCTAAATTTAAGTAATCATGAACATCTATCAAATCCAAAACGAATATTTATTATTAATTAATCAAATAATAGATAATGGCGGTGAAGTCACTCCGCAACAAGAATTAAACTTGCAAATAACTAAAAACCAGTTACAAGACAAAGGCACTAACTATGCCTTTGTAATAAAGAAACTTGACGCTGAATGTGACATCATTGACGCTGAAATAAAGAGGTTAACCGAATTAAAGAAAGTGCGCCAAAACGCTTGTGAACGTCTTAAAAATAATATCAGTCACGCAATGCATACATTTGAAGTTGATAAGATTGAAAGCCCATTGATTAAGTTGTCATTTAGAAAATCTCAATCAGTTAATGTATCCGATGTAAATAGTTTGCCTTCCGAGTATAAGACCATTAAAGTAACTGAATCAGCTGACAAGATGAAGATTAAACAAGCATTATTAAATGGTGAAAAGATTGAAGGGTGTGAAATTATAAACAGTAAAAATTTACAAATAAAATGAGTAAGGTAATTATAGGCGAATGTTCTTATATCTATAAGAAAACTAAAAACAAATATAGTTTGATTTATGACCCTAATGATAAGGAATGGGCCGAACATGTAAGAGGTAAGATAGCCTTTGCAATTGCCGATACTGGCAATGGTTTGCTAATTAGCCAAGAAAAACCAAATAAATTAAATTATTCAGAGGTAGCAGAATTAAAGTATTTATTAAGTAAAGTTGATATTTAACATGGAAAACAAACACTATAACAACGAAAAAGGAAGCCTGTATTTATTCGCTCAAAATCATGAGCTTAACGCATGGGAGTTTGATTGCATTAAACGCGTAGTAAGATGCCGAAAGAAAGGCCAGTGGCTAAGTGACATCAATAAGACTATCAAAGTCCTTGAATTATACCGAGATGAAATGAAACATTTAAATGATGTTATATGACACACGAAGAAATAATTCAAAGCGTATTAAATAGGCTAAAAGCTGAGATACCAAAGAACGAATACCATCAAATAATTATTAATGAAGCAATTAAACAACTATATCATGACAGAAAATTTTAAAAAAAGAATTGAATTATTTTATATTGAACTTGAAAAAATTAATTCGGAAATTGAAAAATTAGAAAAATCAAAATCTAAATTATATTGGAATAAATCAATGATGAAAGTTGAATTGGAGCTGTATTATAATTACATGCTTGGTAAAAAAGCTAAATGTTTAACCGAAAACGGAACTAATATTTACGAATGCAATAAAGTAATAATTACTGATGATTTTAAAGCCTTACCTAAATTTAGAAATGATAAAGGTAAAAAAATTGATGTTATTAATTTTGATTGGTTATGAAACGCTGTTTCACTTGCAAACGATTAAAGCCATTAATATGGTTTAAAATTAACCATCGAAAGTATCAGTTAAAATCTGACAAAGGTAGGGCGGTTAATTGTAGGCTTTGTAATGTTAAACGACTGATTAAACAGGACGGCGAAGTAATTAAATACAATTATGTAACTAATAAATATGATGCCATTACAATTAAAATAAATTTAATTAACATTATAAAATACTATTTATGAATATCGAAAAAACACACCGAGCGTTATTAATGTATGTAGGAATAGCTAAGACATTAAATGATGAAACTTGTAGGTTTCTAAACGAATTTAAGCAAGATAATAAACGTAGATTCAATAACTATGTTGGCGATCTAACTAGCTTTCAGAATACTGTTAGAAAGAATATGAACATGGAAGGAGTGGACGCGGCTGAGCAACTCCAGGACTATCAACATAGAATCATTCAAGAACTGATAGAAAAGGAAAAATATAAGGACATTGAAACGTTTCTTGCATTCAGTAAGATGCTTTCACTTGTTTACAATAGTTATTTAAAAATGTATAAACACGCGGCTAAGGATAACTTTACAGCGCTAAATAATTCAGCTAATATATTCAGAAACACCTTAGCCTTCAATAATGCCGAACAAAAGAAAGTAGACGACTACATTTATGGGTTTGTGGTTAGTTTGATTGAAAATAATGAGTGGAGTAAAAAAGTTGTATAATTAAATAATTATTTGTATATTTGCATCCGTTGTGTAGGAGCAACTGTTTATAAAAAATTTACAAAAGACCTCTATTGTGCGGAACTCCTACTCCAAACTCTAGAGGTTTTTACGTTAATAATTATGCCAACAAAAACTCAGTTTATTTGCAGTTACGAAAGTACAGATGTATTAGAATTAATACATGATGAAAAAGATTTAATAATTCAATTTAAAGATTTATTAAATATTGATGATTTAAGAGAAATTATTTTAAACAAATATGATTGTAAAAAATTAATTTCTGAATTATTAATTATAGAAAAAAAATTAAAATAATGGCTGAAGATAAAAAATCATTTTTAATGTATTGTGATTTAATACATACTATTAAAAAAATGCCAGATGAAAAAGCTGGTTTATTATTTAAACATTTGTTAGCATATGTAAATGATGAAAATCCTATTACAGATGACTTATTAATAGAATTAACTTTTGAGCCAATTAAACAACAATTAAAAAGAGATTTAATTAAATGGGAAAATGAAATAATTAAAAAAGGAGATTCTGGAGCGTTAGGAAATCTTAAAAGATGGAATGAAGATTTATATAAACAAGTGATTAACAAGGAGTTAAGTTTACAGAAAGCTGTTGAAATCGCAAAGAGTCGCAAAGTGTCGCACTGCGATGAAATTAATCGCACCGAGTCGCAAAGTGTCGCAAACATCGCTGTAAATGATAATGTTAATGTTAATGTTAATGATATAAATATATCTTTTGATTGTTTTTGGAATCTTTACAATAAAAAGGTTGGTGATAAAAAGAAAATTGAAAATAAATGGAATAAATTAAAAAATGAGGATAGGCAAAAAATAATTGATACATTGCCAACTTTTTTAAATTCAATAACAGATAAACAGTTTCAACCATTTCCTGAAACGTATTTAAATAATAAACGTTGGAATGATGAAATAATTGAAAATCAAAACTCAAATAAAAAACATTATTATTTAAGTAGTCCATTTGGAACTTGGGACGGTCTTTTAACTGAAGATGAATTTAAAAATAAAACATTAACTAATTACTGGACTTTAATTAAAATAGCATGATAAGCGAAATCTCAATAAATAAAGTAAAAGACTCTGCTAAAATTGTTGATGTGATTTCTGATTATTTAGAACTTAAAAAAAATGGTGCAAATTATATTTGTTTAAGTCCTTTTAGTAATGAAAAAAATCCATCATTTACAGTTAGTCAATCTAAAAATATATTTAAATGTTTTAGTACAGGTAAAGGAGGTGATTGTATTACATTTTTAATGGAATATAAAAAAATCAATTATATTGATGCTATTAAACTTTTAGCTGAAAAGTATGTAATAGAGTTAATTGAAGAAAAAAACACCTCAAAACAAACTTATACACGTCCTATATGGAAAAATAATACTATCTTATCTGATAAGGTTATTAAATGGTTTGAAAATGAAAGAAAAATATCTCAAAACACTTTAAATGATTTAAAAATTAGTGAGGGTATTGAATGGATGCCTAAAAAAAATGATTCAAAAGGTCATAATATAAATACTATTCAGTTTAATTATTTTATTGATAATAAATTAATTAATACAAAATTTAGAGATTCTTTAAAAATGTTTAAACTAGTTTCAGGAGCTGAATTAGTTTTATATAATTTAGATTCTTTAAATGGTCATACAAGTTGCTTTATTACAGAAGGTGAAATTGATGCCTTAACTTTATATGAATGTGGTTTCAAAAATGTTATTTCTGTACCAAACGGAGCAAGTAAAGGAAAAAATAATTTAACCTATTTAGATAATTCAATACAATACCTTGAGCATATTACTGAATTTATACTTTGTTTGGATAATGATGAAAATGGTAATAAATTAAAAGATGAACTTGCAAGACGTTTAGGATTTGAAAATTGTAAAACAGTTACTTTTAAAGATTGTAAAGACGCAAATGAATGTTTAATTAAATATGGTAAACAAACTATAATTAATTCAATTAAAGATGCTAAAGAGTTTCCAATAGTTGGCGTATTTAATTCCCATGATATTGAAAATGATATTTTAGATTATTATAATAATGGTTTACCTGAAGGTACTGGAATTAATATGGCTGAAATAGATACTAATATTAGATTTCACCAAGGTTATTTAACAATGTTAACTGGAATACCTGGACATGGAAAATCAGAGTTTTTAGATTTTTTATTATGTAGATTAAATTTATCAGATGATAATTGGAAAACAGCTTATTTTAGTCCTGAAAATCATCCACTTCAATTACATTTTAGTAAACTTGCAGAAAAATTAATAGGAAAATCATTTGATAAAAAAAGTAACAATAGATTAAGTCCTATTGATTTAAGAAATGCTATTGATTATTGTAGTGAAAATTTTTATTTTATTAATCCTGAAGAAGATTTTTCAATTAATTCTATTTTAAAAAGCGTTAAAGAATTAATTAAACGAAAAGGAATAAAAGCATTTGTTATTGATGCATGGAATAAATTAGACCATAAAAGAGGTAATAAAGATAAAAATGATTATATAAGTGAAACTTTAGATATTATTATAAAATTTTGCGAACGTAATTTAATTCATTGTTTTTTAGTTGCTCATCCTACAAAAATGGGTAAGGATAAAGACGGAAAACCTGAAATACCTAGTTTATATAATATTTCAGATTCAGCTCATTTTTTTAATAAAACAGCAAATGGTATTTGTGTTTATAGAAATTTTGAAACTGGATGTGTAGAAATTCATATTCAAAAAGTAAAATTTAAACATTGGGGACAAACATCAACAGTACATTTAGCGTGGAATAAAGATAATGGACGTTATTATAAAGGTTCTCCAAATAATGAGAATTGGTTAAGTTACGAAAAACCATTACAAAACAATACTAACTTTTTAAATGATATAATTTTTAATAACGAAGAAACACCATTTTAACAATGAAAAAAGAAACGATTATAAAATTAATGAATGATGAAGTATATAATTACTCAAATCATTACAATGCTATTTACTTTCAACCTAAAACAGGTAAATTTTTATATGCTGATACTTATATAAATAATGAAATTGTAAATGATTTAATAAATGATAAAATAATAACTTACATAGGTAACTGTATTCATCAATCTGAGAAAATGCTTAAATACATATCAATATGAAAATCCTAAGAATATACACAATAGACGGCATTCAGCTAGTTGACTATGAGATTAACGGACATTTTAATACTATGCCGTATGTTTATTTTAAATCTAAATACGAAGTGAAATGACACATTACATAGGCGAAAAATACAGTTACCCAAATAGTAAAAGAAAATACATTTTAACGGAAGTTAGAAATAATATTTATTTTTTTGCTTGCGGTCATTGCTGTACGGATAACGTCTTTATAGATTTGATTAGATGTAAAACTAATATTCAAAATTATCAAAACAATCAACTAACTATTTTTTAATGATCCCACTACAACAACTAACAGAGCTTGACTGGCAAATACGATGTTCTGAGTCACGGATGCCGCCTGAATATATTGTAAGAACGAAGTTTACCGATAAGACAGCCAACGGACTAACCAAGGCAATAGTTAAATGGATTAACCTTAATGGCTACCAAGCTGAGAGAATAAGCACGTCTGGCCGTTGGGTTGATAACTCTAAGGTGGTTACCGATGTTTTGGGAAATCAAAAAAAGATAGGAAGCGGTAAATATATTAAAGGTTCGGGAACGAAAGGCTCTGCGGATATTAGTGCAACGATTAAAGGCAAATCAATTAAGATAGAGGTGAAAATAAATAAGGATAGGCAGTCAGAGGCTCAAGTTGAATATCAGAAAGCGATTGAGCGTGCTGGAGGAATTTATTTTATTGCAAAAGATTTTAATTCATTTTATGAATTTTATAGTACTTTAGTAAAATGATTAGTTAGGTAAAGGAATAGCACAAACAACTGTAATGAGTTACGCAATTCTCACATTAAACAAAATATTGATCAACGCTGTAGAGCGGAAGCGTGTTAAACTTTTACCTGACTATAAATAAATATAGTGACAAAGTATAAACAAATAACAGAACTGTTTAAAGACACATCGTTAAAAAACAACGCTCGGAAGTTATGCAACAACCGAGATATTTTTAACGACTTATTCCAAGAAACATTTATTTATTTGTTGGAACTGCCTGACGAAAAGTTTAATCGAATAAATAACCTTAAGGCATTTGCTTTCACTGTAATGTTCGGCAAAGCTAACAGTCAGGCGCGTAACTATAACTTGAATGGAAAAGACAACGTACTTTTTGAAATGTCTAACAAGTTCGGAATATTCGACGGGACTAACATTGCTCATAATGAATATAACCATAAGATTGATGAAGACTTTGATAAGGTCATATCATATTTAAACACCGATAATACTATAAAGGAGACGGATGTTTATGTTCTATTTGAATCGACAAACGATAAGACATTGAAGGAATTATCAAAGGACTTAGATATGAGTTACCATACTATTAGATTAAACAGAAAGAAACTAATAAAAAAGATAATTAACAATGTAGTATTATAGTACCTCGAACGCTTCCCATGAACAGCGCACCAGTCGAGGTCATTTTAAATTATGACAATAATTGAGGCAATACAAGTATTAAAGCATCACCATTACTGGAGACTAGGCGCTACTATTGAGCCGTTTGACCCGAATGTAGTTACGGAAGCAATGAAAGTAATTATTAAACACTATGAGCTATATAAAGAATAATAAAGATTTTATTTTAGGTGTGGTTGCATATGGTAACAAGCCTGATATGTCTAATAAGATAGCGGCTAATATAATTGCTGAATATGAAGAGATAACGGGTATTAAAGTAAACAGAAAGCAATGTTTCACTTGCGGGAAAAATAATATTTTTGACAAAATTTACTTATATGCAAAAGATAGTAATTTATGGTAATATGCTTTATCTTTGCAAACAACGCTGTGAGATACAACTGCTAAGAGGGAAATTTAACAACATTATAATATTTTTGAATTAAAATGCAAGACGAATACGAATCACAAAACTTTTGGAACGATGGCAAAAACAATTGATTTTATAACTCAGTTACCTAACTATGCAAATCAATATATTGATATTTGTTTGAATAGTACAAAAGAGGTGGCGACTGGTTCGGGTAAGATAGTTGAACAAAGAGAAAGACACATTCCTACGATTGCATTCTTTTTGAATATTTGGCTACCTAGAAATGTTGGGGATACAATTGCGAGGGATACTTATTACGAATGGTTGAAAGGAAATGACACGCTTAAATCCGACACTATAAAAAAGATAGATGAGTTATTTCAGTCATTAGCCGCTGATATTGTGGCCAATGAAGGTAAAGGAATATTTTACGCTAAGAATAAATTAGGATGGACAGATAAGCAACAAAGTGAATTAACAGTAAATGGAATCCAAGCAAATTTCGGTAACGCTATATCAGCCACACAAGAATCAAGCAAAGATTCACAATAGCATAAACAATGAGCCGTATAAATACTATGTGTTAAACATAGGTAGGCAATTTGGAAAAAGTTTACTCGCTATGAATCAATGCTATTACTGGGCCTTTAATGAAAAGAGCGTACAAATAGCGTGGGTAAGTCCTATCTATAAACAAGCTAAGAAAGTCTTTGATGAAATGGTTAAGGCTTTTGATAACAGTAATTTAATTACTTCAAATGCAAGTGAACTGATAATTAAGACTAAGAATAATAGCACTATTCAATTCTTTTCAGCAGAACGTTATGATAATTTAAGGGGATTTACTTTTGATTACCTTGTTTGCGATGAATTTGCATTCATAGACGAGAGAGCGTGGACGGAAGTTTTGAGGGCTACTGTTTTAGTTAAGGGTAAAAAAGTTCTATTAATATCAACTCCAAAGGGTAAGAATCATTTTTACAACTTATTCAACCTAGACGGAATCAATCCCGCTTATAAGTCATTTAAGATGACCAGCTATGATGGGTTAGCTCAAGCAGATGAAATAGATGGCGCACGTCATACACTACCTGACAATGTATTTAAACAAGAATACTTAGCCGAGTTCATTGACAGTGGTTCGGGGGTGTTTAGTAACATCACAATTAATGAGAATCCTGAACGAACATCACGCTATTACGCTGGTATTGACTTAGGACGTGCAGATGATTACACTGTTATCGTAATTCTTAACGAACGTGGGCAAATGGTCTTATGCGAACGTTGGCGACACAATACATGGTCTAATATAGTAGACGCACTATTAAGCGTTTTAAGACGTTTTAACGCATCGTGTAAAGTTGAGGTAAATAGTATAGGAGATGTTATATTTGAGCAGTTACAAGCCAAATACACAAACATAGAGCCATTTACTACTACAAGCAAAAGTAAACAAGATGCTGTAGAGGCTTTGCAAGTGGCAATTCAAAACAATGAATTTAGTTTATTGGAAATAGACTGGCTAAAAAAAGAGTTTGATATATTCACTTATGAATATTCTCATAAGACTAGGAATATAAAGTATTCAGCTCCGCAAGGATTTCACGATGATGGTGTTATGGCTTGTTGTATTGCATACAATGCTTTGAAGTCAAGATTTACCAATATTATAGATATCGTTTAACTAATATTTTAATACTTAAGAAAGATGAAATTTGAAGACTTAACAATAAAGCAATACATTGACTTATTAACTGTTGATAGTTTGGAGACTAGCGACATTGATAAGAAAATAAAGAAACTAGCTATTGTTTTAAATAAAAAAGAAAGCGAAGTTGAGGCTATGCCGATTACTGCATTTGAGAACATTGGTTTTCTTAGTAACATACCAAAACAACTGAAATTTAAAGATAAAACAAGGATAGGTTTTAAAACTTATAAAGCATGTACTAACTTAAACGACATTGGAGTAAATCAGTTAGTTGATTTCTATTCTTTGAATAAAGCGAATGCACCAATTAATGAATTACTTGCAGTTGTTTACAGACCTTATAATCCTGACAAACATAAAGAGGTTTCGCAAGCGTTTCTATCTAAAAAGGTGGGCGACGTATTAGGTACTGTTTTTTTTTTCAAGAACTACTATTTGAAATGCGAGAAACCTATTCAGGAATATTTGGAGAGCCAATTGAAATCAATACAGACGTTTCAGACGGAAATACTGACCGACAAAGAGTTCATGGCTTCCTTGACCACTGGGGCTGGGAATACAACATCGACCTTTGCGCTGAAAACGAACGGATAACATGGGATGACGTTTATTTGTGGAATGTTACAAGGTTTCTCAATAAGATAAGCTACTTAAAAGATAAAGGAAAATTTTTAATTGCGTTAAATGGCAATAGATAAAAAGATAGATGAAATACTGGTTGAGTTCGGGATGAAACTTGAACAGGACTTGCAAGATAGTTTGGCTAGTAAGATGGGTAGTGGTTACAATGCGAGGTTATCAGGTAAAATTAAATCTTTGCCTATTAGACATGTTGGGGACTTAACAGAATACATTTTACAAATGCCTTTGTATGGTAAGGCTTTGGACGGTGGTAGGTTACCAACCAAAGAGAAAACGGACGGCACTATGAGGGGGAAGGTTGAGGACTGGATTAAAAGACGTGCTTTAGTTGGTAAATATATCAATGATAATTTACAACAACGTTTAGATAAGCAAGCAAAGAATAAAACGAATAGGCCTAAAAAACCTTTGAAGAAATTAGCATTTGAGAAAGCAGTTAAACAATTAAGTTTTTTAATAGCTCGTAAAATACACAAAAAAGGCTACGATGGAAACCAATTTTTCAGCGAAGTAATAAACGATGGACGTTTAGAGAAATTAGAAAAGGACTTAATAGAAGCGGCACAAAACGAGGTTGTAATAGAAATAACAAAGAAATTTTAAAATGGCATTAACAATTACACAATACCCACTAAGTAAGACACCAGCTTACAATGACCAGTGGTTCATTGGTTCATCTAATCAAACTGCAATAAGTGACTTCTATTATAAAATAGATTTCACTTGTAATTCAGTTACGTTAACCGAAAAGGTACTTCCTGACTTAAATGGTCGATTTGTTTACAACGCAAAAGAGAAAGCAAAGAATTTTATAGAACATTATTTCAATCCAAATGATACGGGATTAGTTGAGGCGGTTAATAAGGCGGTTAGTGTTACACTAACAGTTACTGAATACTATTCAGGTGCTTTGCATACACCTTATACAATGACTTACACGGCTTTTGATTCTTGTTTGAATGAGGCTGACTTTGCTGACTATTTGCCGGCAACATACGGAACTAATTTTTTAGGAGACACTATTTTAAACAGTGACATTGCGACACCATACACCGATGTTTGGATTCATTTCTTTGCGCAAACAAATTGGAATAAGATAGAAATAAGTTATTATGACCCTATTGACGGGAATCAAACCTATTCGTTTATCGTTCCATCCATGACTAATAATAAGATTTATTCTATTAACATGGGTTATAAAGGAATATTGGCAAATACTGGCTATGTTCCAAAAGTAGGTGGGGCGGTTAATTTTAAAGTATTTAATGTTTCAAATGTTCAGATTTTAAATTTTGATTTTGTTATTCAAGAAATATGTTCACGTTTCGATGTAACAAGATTATATTACTTATCACGAAGCGGGCGCATCTTATACAAGCAATTCAGTTTGGCGGCTACAAAACGAATGAGTAAAAAAACATCAAACGTTCGTTTGGGCAAAGGTAATGTAGTGAGTGGTATCATGACTACAAACAGATGGGATAGAGAAGTACATGAGGTGGCAAACGTTACGACATACACGTCAACGTTAACAAGTGACTGGATAAGCGAAAGCCAAAACGAAGCTTTACAGGAATTATTCGACAGTCCAATAGTATGGCAGCACGATGGAACGAATTACATACCAGTAACCATTACAGATACTAGTTACGACTTTAAAAAGCACAATAGCGATAAGCTTTTCAACTATACAGTTAACATCGAATATAACACGCAAGAAACACGTCAAAGGGGCTTATGATAACAACTAGATTAGAGATAGGCGGAGAAAATTACGCTATTGTAAATAACATTCCAATTAGTACAAACTTTGTTCAAGCCGATTTGCGAGAGCCTGACAAACGTAACGCATCGTTTACTAAGACGATTACTTTGTATGGTAATAACAAGCTGAATAAGTTATTTGAGAATATATTTGAAGCCAACATTGATTTGCAATCGTTTAATCCAAACTTAAAAGAAACTGCAAAGTATTTCGTTGATGAAACTCAAGTATTAACGGGTGCTTTGCAATTATTAAAGATTACTAAGACACCTGACAACAACATCGTTTACGAATGTTCGATTATAGGAAACGAAGGTAATTTGTTTGTTGATATTGGCGATAAGTATTTAGAAGAGTTAGATTTTAGCGAATACAACCATGATTATACAAGGGCTAATCAGATAGCATCGTGGACTAATAACTGTAAAGTTAGTGGTGTATCAACCAACGTTGGTATGGGCAAAGGTTATTACTATGGATTTGTTCAAAGGGGGTTAGGGACTAATAGTGATAGTGTGTTTAGTGTTAAGGAGTTCTTTCCGCAATTATTTGTAAGAGAATATTTAGAGAAAATATTTGCTCAAGGTGGTTACACATGGGATTCTGATTTCTTAGATAGTACGGAGTTCAAATCTATTTTAGTTGAGCCGAATATCAATGTGTTAGAAATGTCGCAAAGTCAATTAGACGGCTCTAATTTTTACGGAGGGTTAACAACGGATGTCAATGTAACTCCTATACCTAATAACAACCCATTTGTTAATATAGTAAACTTCAATGATGACTTTACAGCTCCATTCTTTGATTTAGGTAGTCAGATAAATGGAACGTCTGTAACCCTTGCAAACACTGGTTATTACAACTTAGCGTCATCATTAAAATTTAAGTTAAGAGTAACGCATACAGATACAGCAGTAACTTATGCAAAGGTTTATTTACTTAGTTTAAAGAATACCATTGAGAAATCAGTTAACGGTGGTTCGACTTGGACACCTATGGTAAACAATGAGAATTTTAACATAGCTTATACTATTCCAGTTAATACCGATATAATTATAACAGTTGAGGTCGCTACGGGTGAAATGCTTTTAAATGCTGGTAATATATTTAGAGTTAAGGCTCAAGCATCACGAAGTTTTTACAACCCATTAGTTACATATTTACAAGGTATTGAATATTTTAACGCGTCAAATGTTCAGGTCGGTGTAGATGACGACCCAGCGGGAACATTCCTTGTTGAATTAGATAGCGGTGCAACAGGTTCATCATTCTACGGAATTATAACAGCTAAACAAACAGTTGAGGGCAATCCATTAGAGGTAAACCAAGCCTTACCGAAACAGATTAAACAAAAAGACTTTGTTAAATCAGTGATGCAAGCTTTCAATTTATATCTTGACTTTGATAAGAACGACCCTAAGAAAATTATAATTGAATCATACAATGACTACTTTAATTTTGGTGCTTCGGTTGATTGGGCAAATAAAATTGATTTGGAAAAACCCGTCGATATTAATCCAATTAGTATGGTTGATGGTAAACGATATATTTTCAGATATAAGGAAGATAAGGATTACTATAACCAAAAATACTTAAATAAATATGCTGAAACGTTTGGGACTAGACGAATAGACATCACAAACGATTTCAAAAAAGAAGATAAGATTAATGAGTTAATATTTTCACCTACTCCAAACGTAGCTAACTATACGTTAAGTATTGCGGTGCCTAAGATTTACAAAGAACAAAACGGTGGTAACATTGTGCCAAACATTCGTATGTTATACGCTGGTGGTGTTAAGAATACAGGTGCTACATGGACTTATAAGCAATCTGGACTAGCTGACCAAACAATGACGACTTATGGATATTGTGGACATACGGATGACCCAATAACACCGACAAAAGATTTGAACTTTGGTGTGTTACAAGAGCCTTACTATACTTATGTAGCGGCAAAGTTTACAACGAATAACCTTTACAACCGATACCACAAAAACTTTATTCTAAATGTAACAAGCAAAAATTCAAAGGTAATGACGGCTTACTTATGGCTATCACCTTTGGACATCAAAACGTTTAGCTTTAGAAAGAAATACTTTATAGATAACGCTTACTATATTGTAAACAAAATCATTGATTACAATCCATACGAAACTCAATCGACAAAGGTTGAATTAATTAAGATTTTAAATACTGATTTGTTTACACCTACGACTGAATTTTTCTATGACAACCCAACTATCTCAACAGGTGTGGACGTTGGTATAGCAGTTGACGAATCATCTGCTAATTATAGTCAGAATTCAATCAACATGGGCCTTAACAGCGTTGCAATCGGAGAAGGCATATTTATACCAGCTACAGCGACTAACGTTTTGGTAAACGCTCAAAACGTAACCATTGGAGAAAACGTATCAAATGTCACTGTAATTAATACTTCAAATATAACAGTAACAGAAAGCAATGTGAGCTACATTAATGGTGTTTACTATCCAACATACACGATTTTAAGTGGTGGTTTGGGAGTCGACGCGGATGTTAATGTTTTATCGGGTGGCTTAAATTCAAACTTACAAAATTCAATAATTATAGATGGCAACTGAATATAAGAGAGTAGTAATAAAAAAGGGGAATGGAATCGCGACCATTCCCGCAAGTAATGACCATACAGATGGCACATGGTTAGCAACTGATTTATATGTTGGTGAGTTCTATATGGACATGGGACTTGACAAAATTTACATGCGTACGGCATTAGGTATTGAAGAGGTAATTTTCAATGTTGCTGACTTTGAAACTATTTACAATAAGGCAACTGATTTTACTTTAATAAATAACACTAAATATCCAAGTGTGCAAGCTGTTGAGGCTCGTATTGATAGTAAAATTTCAATGGCTAATTATTGGACATGTCAAGGATTAGAGATAAGACGTGGGTTTGTAACTCAAAACAACTCAACTACTTTATTTTTAGAAAATATTGCGGTTGGGACGGCTGGGGGTACGGCTACGGCGGTATCAGTAAGTACAGGGAGTGAATTAAGTAAAAAGATTAGAACAAGGATGCAAGTATCAACTCCGGCGGCAAATGGTATTTGTTCTTATCGTTCAACAAGTGCGCTTCACTACGTTGGTACTGGTTTCAGATTTAGTTTTGGTTTTGGTGTAAGTGATTCGGCATTAAATACAGGTGCACGTCAATTCTATGGAGTTACCGCAACTACGGGGGCTATTTCAATTAGTTCAACTATTTTAGTTGAAACATTATTGAATTGCATAGGAATAGGATCGGATGCATTAGATACTAACTTACAAATTTTCCATAATGATGGGACGGGTACATGTACAAAAATTGATTTAGGTTCTAACTTCCCAGCTAATCGTAACGCATCGCCATATACTGATTTTATAACATTTGAGCTTTACAATCCTGAGCAATCAACCGATGTTTACTATCGAGCAATAAGTCATCAAAACAATAATTTTACAGTTGAGGGAACTATTACAACTGATTTACCAAGTAACGTAACAGCCTTAACAATGCAAGCAGTTAGAACGTCGGGAAGTTCATCCAACGCATGTTCTTTCGATTATTCACAAATGGTATTATCATCATTAAGCTAATATGGTTGAAATAATTACACATACAGAAAATAGGGGAGACATTACTTATGTCACGTCATCTCACTTGGATAAAATAGTGGTGGCGAATGAGGTTGCAACTGAAAACGTCGATGCTGAATTATTAATTCAAAAACAAATAATAGAGGACTATGTCATTAGAAATAGCTGAAGAATTACTCAAAGAACATAGTCTGAAAGACTTTGATAATAGTGTCAGAGAGGGCTTTGCCTTGTTTGAATACTTGTTGAAATTAAAAGAAATTAATGACCCTGAAATAAATAAAATTTTAGAGAATGGCAGAAAATAAAGACATTGGTTTTAAACTCGAAATTAACGGAGTTGAAAAGTCCATTAGCTCAATCAAAGATTTAAAGGGTGCGATTAAAGACCTTCAAGATGTTGCTGAAAATTCTGACATTGGTAGCGAACAATACAAGCAAGCTATTGAAGACCTTGAGAAACTTAATGACCAATTAAAAGAGGTAACCCAAACAGAAAGACAAGCGGCTAAGGCGGCCGAAGATTTGGCTAAGGCTGAGAAAGAGGCAGCTAAGGAAACTGGAGATTTGAGAAAGCAGTTTGAAACTTTAGAAGATGAACTCTTTATGCTTGCTGGTCAAGGCAAACAAAATAGTGAGCAATTCAGAAAGCTATCAGTTGAGGCGGCCGCGTTAAATAAAAAAATAGATGACGTTAACCAATCGTTAAGCGGTAATGGTACTGAAAGGGCTGAAGCTGGGTTCTCAAAGTTTGGCGAATCTTTAAAAAAATTAGATTTTAAAGGTGTAGCGCAAGGCGCGAAATTAATGGGTACAGCATTAGCGGCTACGGGTATAATGCTAATTGTTCAGCTTGTTGGCTATTTAATTTCAAATTTTGATGAGTTATCAAAAGGTAGTGGGGGATTAGCTAAGGCATTAAAATTTGTTGGTGATATTATTGGCGAGATTTTAAAAGCTGGCGAACAAATGCTCAACTTTTTAACCGATGCTATTGGCTTAACCAGTGAACTTGAAAGAACACAGGAAGCAATGGGTAAAAAAGCCATTGACTCATTTACCAAAAGCAAAGAGGCTTTAGGTGAACAAACGGCCGAAATGGATAGAAATATCAAGGTGGCCAAGGCGATGGGAAAAAATACTGTCGAAATGGAAATCGAGAAACAGAAAGCCATTATCGAAACAAATAAACAATATTTGTTGCAACTCCAACAAATGTCTAAAACTCGCGCTATTACAGAAGAAGAAAGGAAGTTAGTTAAGGAGGCGGCTAAATCAATTAAGGATGCAAATGCTGAGATTCAGATTATTGAAGCGAATGCGAATAAGGAGAAAGCGGCTACAACAAAAACCAATAACGAAACTGCAAAAGCGAATAGAGATAAACAGTTAGCTGACGAAAAGAAACTTTTAGACGACATTCAAAAGGAGCGTTTAGCTTCAATGAAGGATAGGGATGCGGCGGCTTACATGCAGTTAGAACTTGATAAGCAAAGAGCATTAGAAGAAATCAATGCAACGAAAGCAAGTGAGGAAATTAAGACACAAGCAAGGTTTTCAGCTCAACAAGATTACATTGCAAAGGTAGAAGCACTCGACAAACAAATAGAGGATAAAAAATTAGCAGACGAAGAAAAACTAAAAGCGGATGCTGAAACAAAACGTTTAGCTGATTTAGAGAAAGAAAAGAAATTTCAAGATGAACTATTAGCTATTGCTAAAGAGAAAGAGGCCAAACGATTAGCACAAGAAAAAGCGGCCGAAGATGCAAGATTTCAGATAGCTCAAAATTCAATCAATAGTTTGCAAGGGCTTTCAGATATGTATTTTCTTTTCAAAACAAAAAATTTAGAAAAAGGAAGTGCTGAAGAATTAAGGCAAGCAAAGAGACAGTTTGATATAAACAAAGGTTTGCAAATAGCAAGTGCAACAATAGCTGGTATCCAAGGTGTTCAAAACGCATTAAGTGCAACGTCTATATTACCTGAGCCATTAGCTACTGCGTTTAGAATATCAAATGCTATTGCGGTTGGTGTGGCAAGTGCGGCTAATATTGCTAAAATAGCGGCTAGTCAGTTTTCTGTAGGTGGAGGTGCTAGTGGTGGTGGTGGTGCGGCTACTCCAGCAAGTGCTCCAATACCAGCCCCCCCAACAGTTAACACACCTGGGGCAAACGTAGAAGGTACACGTTTTGACCAAGAAGGGAATAAAATAAATAACCAACAAACACCTATGATACAAGTAAACGCTACAGTTGGTGTTGATGAAATAACAGCTAAATCAAATAGAGTTCAAGTATTAGAAAACCAATCAAAATTTTAAATTATGAAATATCCAGTTTATTTATTAGAACTAGATGAAAGCGGTAACGCTCAATATGGATTACAAGATGTGGCACTTGTTGAAAGTCCCGCCTATGAATCAAATTTCTTAAAATTCGACAATCAACATAAAGCATTGTTTGCAATTCAAAATGAAGAAAAGAGAATCATTTGCGGTGCTGTTATGATACCCGATAAATTAGTTTATCGCGAAGAAAACGGAAAACCATTTTATGTTGGCGCAACAAAAGAAACTATCTACGGAGCGTCTCAAAAGTGGGCAAAAGAAAATAGAAACTTAAACGTTAAGGCTACTCACGAAGCAGATGGTAATGTAAATGACGTGTTTATTTTCGAATCATTTGTTACCGATGAAAATCGTGTTCAATCGGTTAAGGGCTTTGAGGAACTACCATACGGCACGTGGTTTATGACCATGAAAATTAACAATGAGGACGTATGGAATAAAGTTAAGCAAGGCGAATTTAATGGATTTAGTTTAGAGGCTTTATTTAAGTTGAAACCCGTTGAGCCTTTGAATGACAAAGAGATTGAGGCCCTTATGAATTTAATTGATTAAAAAGTTATCACTCATATTAAAATAAATACTTAAAATAAAAATAGAAAATGAATTTAAACGAAACAATAAATAACATTTTGCCTACAGAATTGAAAGCAAAATTAAAAAGTGCTTTTATGCAATTTGCTGAGACTCCAGCAATAGAGCCACAACCAGAGCCTATCAAAATGGCTGAGATTAAATTAGTTGATGGTAATGTTGTATCAGTTGAAGGCGAATTCGTAATTGGTGCAAAGATTTTTTTAGTGACGCCCGAAGGACTTGTCGTTGCGCCGAATGGCGAACATACAGCGGAAGACGGTACAGTGGTTACTGTATTAGATGGCGTGATTACTGAAATCGAAGCTAAAGAAGAAGTTGAAACTCCTGAAATGCCTGAAGAGATGAGCGAAATCAACAAGTTAAAAACTGAAATGGCTAGCATGTTAGCTGAGTTAAATTCTTTGAAAGCTAGTTTTGAAAAACAAAATGAAACTTCAAAATTGACTTTGTCAGCGATCAATAAAATCATTGAAACTCCCGTAGCTGAGCCAGTTGAAATGAAAGTTGATTTTTCAACATTGACTGCTTACCAAAAACACAAATTAGCTAAGTATGGCAAAGTATAAATTTAAAGAAGGATTCGAGTATGTGTTCAATGGTGGGCGCATTACAAACGAATACTTAACAGACGATGTTGCTATTCATCTTATCTCAAAAGGTCGTGTAAAATTAGAAGACTTTGACATATTAGAGGAATCCCAACAAACAGAAATAAAACAAGAAGAAAAACAAATAAAAAAAACAAAAACTAAAAAATAAACATTATGGCAATTAATTACACACAAGTAGACATTCGCGGAGTAGCCGCCAGTCCAATAATCGAGGAAGTCCTATTTGAAAACAAAACATTAGGCGAAGGTTATGTAACATTTGAAGAGGAAGTTAAAAACGAAGTTATCTTTACAGAAGGTTCAACTACTGCTTCAATGCAAGCATATACAAGTGGTGCGCCTACTACAGCTGGTTCATTAGATTTATTTGATATCTCTATTACACCAACTAAATACTTGTATTACCAAACTTTTGACCCTAACACTTTACGTCCGTCTCGTTTCAAAAGAGATATGAAACCAGGAGCTTGGGAAACTTTATCAAATGAATTTGAACAAGTTGTAATCGGTGGTATGTATTCTAAAAAAATCGCATTCGATGCTGAGTTCCAATTTTGGAGCGGGATCACTTCTGCACAAAAAACTGCAATCGCGGCTTTAACTGCTGGTCCTTTAAATACTGAAATCGGTGCAGACGAAAAAACAGTTGCGGCGGCTTTAACTGCTGGTCAATTTAACGGAGTTGTTGCATCTATGATGTATAACAATTGGAATGCTACTTCTACAGCTGGCGTTGGTAAACGTGTTAAGGTTGACGGTATCGCTATCACTTCATCTAACATTGCCCAAGAATATGCGCGTGTGTATGCTGCAATACCAGCTACTGTATTAGCTAGTGGTATGCCAGCTTATATCTACGCTCCTAAGTCTCACATGCAGTTAATCAACATCTATAACACCGCGGCTACTTACCGTGATTTATTTAGTGTTCAAGGCGAAAAATATTTCTACAACGGAGTTGAAATTAAATTTGTGCCTGTTCCTGAAAACGTAATTATCGCGGCTCCAAAAGAACATTTATTTTGGGTAACTGATTTAACTTCTGACGTTAACAAATTTGAAGTTAACAAAGTTGCTTTAAACCAAGATTTATTATTCGTGAAACACGTTGGAACTATCGCTGCTTATGTAGCTAACCAAGCGTTTAACGTATTATATTGCGGATCTTAATATTAACATAGGGAGGAGTTGAACGCCCTCCCTTTTTTACAAACATTTAAAAATATTTATATATGGCATGTGCATTAACGCAAGGACATACACCAAAGGTTTGTAAAACCAGTGCTGGTGTTAAGTCCTTTTTAATTACAGAATTTGCAAACGTAACATCAATAACTAAAACAGCTGGAGTTATTACAACTCTTACAACTGTTGTAGGTGCTGACTTTTTCAGATACAAACAAAAAAGTGAAGTTGCTTCATTTAAACAAACAGGTGCATCAGACGTTAAGACTGGGACAGTTGCTTACGATTTAGAAGCTAACTTGGAACTTTTAGGTTTAGACCAAGCGACTCAAACTGAATTAGATTTATTAATCAGAAATACAGTTATTTTAATTGCTGAAATGACTGACGGGACTTTTTGGTTTTTAGGTGAGAATTACGGTATGGATTTGGTTTCTGACGGATTAGAATCAGGAGTTGCATTAGGTGACTTCATGGGTGATAAATTACAATTTAAAGGACGCGCATATACTAGAGTTGCATCAGTTAGCTCAACAGTAATTAGCGGACTTACTATCGCTTAAACTAATCGCTTTCATGTGGTGAGTTGAGACAGTCATTAACGTGACTGTCTTTTTTTTTATCATTATATTTGTAAATTAATACTTTATATTTAATGATACTGATTAACAAGAATAGCGCAAACACTTGCATCTTAACGTTAAGCGAAAGAACAACGTTAACAAATGTAAAGTATTTGTTTGAGTTTATAAACGATAGCACTAAGCAAACTAAAACGTTTCTTTGTGCCGATATATCAACGAATAAAGAGCGTTTTAATGAATTTGTAATTACAGAAAATACAACGGAAAATTTACTAACGGGAACTGTATCGTTAACCATTGGTGACTGGAAATACAACATATACCAACAAACATCAACAACTAATTTAATCGTAGCTAACAGCGGCGCATTAGTTGAAAATGGTAAGGTTGAGGTCAAAGGTACATCAACTGACTTAGCAGAATTTACAAGCGAACAAACAACTTACAAGGAATTTAATGGCTAAAAATAATACATCTATTGAAGTGCTAAATAACAGTTTAGCTTTCGTAACATTTGGCGAAGAGAAACGTCCTGAATTAAAAAAGGACTGGCAACATGACTATATTAAGTACGGAAAGAAAAATGACTTCCCGCAAGAACTTGTTAGGTACTTTGAAGAACATGCAGAGCATGGAGCGATAGTAAATGCCAAGGCTCGTTACTTATGGGGACGTGGATTAAAGGCCGTTAACAAAGAACAAGATGAGCAAGCAGATTTGTTTTTAAGTAAAGCAAATCGTTTTGAAAGTTGGAATAAGATAGGGCAAAAGTTAGCCTTAGATTGCGAATTATTCAATTCATTTTATTTACAAGTAATTACTGACATTAATGGTAAGCCTGTTGAGTATTTCCATCTACAATACGCTAACTGTAGACTAAGTGAATGCAAAACTAAATTATATTTTTGCGAAGACTGGACTGTCAGAAATCCTGATTTCAAAGTATTTTCAATATACAAGAAAGGTCAGGTAGGCACATTCTTTACGTCATTTAGATACTATCAGCCGGCAAAGAATAGAATAGACGCTGTTTACACGAAAGTCCCTTACAATGGATGTTTGAGCGAAATTAAAAGTGACATTGATATCACTACATTTAACGAATCATTTATTAGACGTGGTTTCTCTTCATCAATGATGGTTACGTTCTTCAATGGTGAACAGCCTCCTGAAGTTAAACGTGCAATCAAAGATAGATTTGAGCAGACATATACAGGGGTTGAGAACGCTGGTAGTGTGGTGCTTAACTTCGCAGATAAGAATGGTCAGGCGGCAAGCATTCAACCGATAAGCATTGATGAACTTGATAAAAAATTTGAATTTACTTCTAAGCGTTTACAACAAAAAATATTAGTATCTCACAATGTCACTAACCCTGAAATATTTGGTGTTAAAACAGAAGGCAGTGCATTGGGTAACCGTGTGAGCGTAAAAGAATCTTATGAATTATTCTTAAACACATACAGTAAGCCTAGACAAGAGCCATTGCTACAATATATAGCAGACATTTGCTACTTAATGACAGGTGTTTATATAGAGTTTGATTTTGACCAATTAGAGCCTATCGGTTACGATTTCTCGACTGACCAAGATTTAACTCAGGACGAAAGACGCGCCATTAAAGGGTTTGAGCCATTAAGCGAACAACAACCAACGGAACAAATACAAGCGCAAGTTAATAGCACATTGACTAACTTAACAGGTAGACAGTTTCAGGGCTTAATGCGAATCGTAAATAAGTACGATAAAGGCACGATTAACAAGCAGTCAGCTATTGCTTTAATGGTTAATGGATTTGGTTTGTCAAATGAAGATGCATTAACTTTCTTAAACGAAAACGACGCGATTGATGAAAGCATTGTTAAAATGTCTAAACAAAACGAAGATGTTATTTTAGCTAAATTCTTAGAACTTGCTGAGCCTGACAACGAAGGCCACGAAGTATTATTTGAAGAGGAAGTACACATACATAATTTAAAAGACGCTCTTAAATACGAATTAAAGGCGCATAGAATGTACTTTGAGGATGCATTGAATATTAGTGTAACAGATTTAGACAAAGCAGTTTTAAACGCAATTAAAGGTAATCCTACATTGACTCAAGAAGAATTATCAAAGTTGCTAAATGTTTCGATTGAGAAAATTAAACAATCAGTTTTCAGATTAAAAGAAAAGGGACTAGTTGAGAAAAACGCTAGAGCCTATGAAGTAACTGATAAGGGGATTGAAAAAAAAAGTGAGCCAATTAAAACTACTACAATCAAAACTGTTTATAAATATGCTGTAAGAACACCGACACCACCATTAAAGGGTAATTCAAGAAAATATTGCAGAGATTTAATGGCTATGAGTAAAGATAAACATTGGACTTATGAACAACTTGAAAAGATGGAAAACGAATTTGGAATGAATGCATTTGATTACCGCGGTGGGTGGTGGACAAACGCAAACACTGGAGAAACTACACCTTACTGTCGTCACATTTGGAAAGCAATCACAATAAAAGAAACTAAATAAAATGGATGCACTTTTTATAAGCCAACAATATTTAAAGGATAAATCACTTATCAATGATAACACTGACTGGGAGTTATTACAGCCTTCAATTATTATGATACAAGATTTGTATTTACAACAAGTATTAGGCACTCCTTTGTTTGAGGACTTACAGGATAAGATTACCTATAACACGCTTTCAGTTGATGAAACTAATCTAATCAAAAAGTACATTCAAAAGATGTTGCATTGGTATATTTTAATGGAAGCGACAACCATTTTAAAGTATAGATATACAAATAAAGGCGTGATGGTTAAGAGTTCGGAAAACTCACAACCAATAAGTGAAAGCGAGATGAAAGTAGTTAAGGACGAATGGCGAAGCATAGGCGAACGCTACAGTGAACTTTTAACTAAATATTTAATCAAATATTCGTCAACTTTTCCACTTTATAATACTTACAATAGTGAGGGAATGAATCGTTCATTAACTAACTTAAGTACGGGAATATTTATCAATGATGACTACATCATTCGCAAAGTTAATCCAAGTGATAACGATCAATTAACTGATTTCGGATGGACATACTAAGATATGAGCAAAGCAAACGAAAAGAAAATTATAGAAAAATTAAAGGTTTTAAAGCCTCAAGTATATGCTGACATTAAACCAAACAATCGAGATTTTAAAAAACTTTACTTCCAAACACAAAAGCCTAAATAGTTTTTACTTTGGCGATAAATGGGAAGTTGGGGCAAGCAATCCGATTCAATACCCTTTGCTTTGGTGTTCGTTAAGTTCATCAACAATCACTAACAATGTTATTGAGCGTAAATTTGTTATTGATATTTCTGACAAAGTAAACTTAGACGAATCAAACGAAACGCACGTTTTAAGCGACTGCGAAATGATAGCCTATGATTTACTTAACTATCTTGAGCAAATCGCTGACAGTGGCGAAATAGGCATTAAAATACAATCAAATACATCACTGACTGACTATACAGAAGATAGAGACGACATGGTTTCAGGTTGGTTCTTTGAGGTTTCAATTAGTTCTCACATTGGGAACTATTCATGTAACTTACCTATCAGTAATGGTAATATCTTTGATGGTAATTACATTTACATTGACGGCCAATACAACGTGTCATGCGGAGACTTTGAAGTATTAATCAAAGACCAAAGCGGTAACACTTTACAAACATTTACAACAAGTGGAACTTACACTGTAGAGGTGTTACAAAACATTATTGATACAATCACATCAAATACATCAACAATCATTCAACCATTAACATAGATGGCAAACGTAAACATACAATTAGGTTACAAGGATAGTGCATGGTTCACGGCAAATGCAACATTAGTTTTGCTTGCTGGTCAGGTAGTATACTTGCAACAAACGGGGCAGTATAAAATTGGTAACGGGGTTACTCAACTAAGCGCATTGGCCTTCTTAGGTAGCTCAGTGATAGCAACCGAAACACAATTAGTTACGGCAACTGTAGTAAACAAAACAGGGGTTAATTTATTAGCCTCAAACTATCAAGCTGTTAAGGTTTCAACGGCTCAAGGCCAACGTTTAGCTGTTGATTTCGCGCAAGCTAACAATGATAATAATTCAGCTGATACCATTGGTTTAGTCAGAGAAAATATAAGTAATAACCAAGAGGGAGACGTTGTTATATTAGGCCAAATAGTTGATGTAAATACAACGGGTTCATTACAAGGCGAAACGTGGGTTGATGGTGATGTACTTTACTTATCGCCAACTGTAGCTGGACGAATTACTAATATTAAGCCAACGGGGGCGACTGGTCATATAGTTGTAATAGGTTACATTGAATATGCACATTCGCAACATGGAAAAATCTATACTAAAATTATGAACGGGTGGGAGCTCGAAGAATTGCATAATGTTAGTGATGTAAGTTACACTACCCCCATTGATGCTGATAGCTTGTTGATTAAAGATAGTACAGCGTCACTTTGGAAGCGTTTAACGTGGGCGAATATAAAGACGTTAATATTTACTATCCCTTCATTAGTTAGCCAAGCGGCTGGGGTTGCTATTACGGGTGTTCAATGGGTGTTAGGTTCTAAACAATGGGTAGGCGGTAATATTACTACTCAAAAAGAAATTGAGTTAACATCACCTAGCTATTCATTTACAACATCTTCAACAATTACAAACGCTTATTCAATGTATGTGAATGCGCCTACAGCGTCAACAAATGCAACTATTACAAATAACTATGCTATTGGTGCAAATGGCAATATCTTAATGACTAATAACAAAGGCATTCAAGTGTTAGATGGAACTGGAACTCCAAGAAACTTAATCAACTATACATCGGCCGATAATATTAACATTAACGGAAAACAAGGCAGTTCAGACATATTCATAAATCCAACATCAACAAATAAAGGAATGGTTCTTAAATCAACGGGAACTATCGGTATCTACGGAGTGTCCACACCTACAGCACGGCTACATGTTGGTGCCGGAGAAAGCGGAGTTAATGCCGCACCTTTGAAATTTACAAGTGGCACGAATCAAACAACTGCTGAAGCTGGTTCAATGGAATATAATAATACATTGCATTTTACTAACAGTGATGCAACAAGACGACACGTTGCATTAAGTCCAAACTCTACGAAAGTCACTGCTGGTGCGCCTTACACGAATGATGGCTACATAACTTTAAATATAAACGGAATAGATTTTAAAATTTTAACAACTGCTTAATATGACACTAATTTACTTTAACGCACCTGACAAGCCTGAAAACATTGGCATTTCACAACTAACAAATGATTTACAACAATTCATTGATGAACGATTAAATATTTTCGTGAACTATGCTATTGTAGGCAATCAAATACAGTTCGATGTAAACGAAGAACAAAGAGGTTACGCACTATTTTTTGACGTGCCAAATGACTTTCAAAATTAATATCAATTCGTAAAAAATTTAATACTTAAAATAAAAGAATATGCTACAAGAAATTAATGACGCAATGGTTAACCGAATGGGCGGTTTCGCTGGTTCGAGAACAGTAACAGGAACGGGTGCTTTAACTAGTTTAAACTTCGCTCAATTCTATGTGCGCGAGGATACAGTTATTGGCACATTGACTGGCACTGATAACCAAACAAATGCAACATCAAACCTATTAACAACATTAGGAATTTCAGCGGTTACATTGAAGGCTGGCGAATTACACGTCGCACCATACGGAACTAGAATAAGCGCGGTAACTTTAACAAGTGGTTCAATCATTTTATATTAATTATGCGAATAGCGAGAGGTATATCAGTTAGTAATACAAGCAAGCCAATAAGCACGGCTATCGTATATGATGCGGATGCGGCGGCTTTCTTTACGGCGGCTAGTATTACTGATAATACTCAAAAATCGGCTGTTAATCAATTAGTGCTTAGTTTAAAATCAGCTAATATTTGGACTAAAATGAAAGCCTTATATCCTGTAGTTGGTGGGGTTGCAAGTGCTCATGCTATTAATTTAAAAACGCCGGGTACTTATAATTTAACCTTTCAAACCGGATGGACTCACTCAAGTACTGGTATGACACCGAATGGCGCAACTTACGCAAGCTCAGCTCTTGTTCCGTCAAGTGTATTAGTTCAGAACTCAAGCCATGTGTCTTATTATTCTAGGACTAATAATACTGGGTTATACGACTTTGGTCACGATTGGACTTCGCAAACTTCTTTAATATATTTACTCTCAAGATATTCGGATAGTAAATCTTATTATCGTGTAAATGCTCAAAATACAGGAGGCACGGAAAGCTCGCAAACATTAGCTGATTCTTTAGGGTTATTTACAGTAAATAGAAATTCAGCAAGCGCTCAAGATTTATTTAAAAATACTACAAAATATACATTTAATGTTAATTCATTTGGTTTGCCGAGTAACTCTATAATTTTAGGCGGTATATTTTCAGGTACTTTTTATGGAGGCTCAAGGCAATGCGCCTTTGCCTCAATAGGTGATGGGTTAACCGATGCAGAGGCTTCATCATTTTATACAGCAGTTCAAAATTATCAAACAACATTAGGTAGACAAGTATAATGGAAGGCAGAATAGTAACTAACCAACAAGCTCAAGATTTACAAGGTAAATTCATTGACTCAGATACTTTTTTTGGATTCATTCAAGATATTAACGACGTTTATTTTTTATTATTAAGTGAATCAGATGAGGCGGATATTAGCTCAACTGAATACGCTTATTTGTTAGATATTCCGTTAAGTCCATTTATTCCTAAACCAACACCACCAAGACCATTTTAAAATTTATGCTTAACACTGAAAATGCTATAAAACTCGTTACTTTCGTTGCTGGTCTTTCTTCAATGTACTATGCTATTAAATCAGATATAAGAGAAATAAACACCGAGAAACACTATGAGATAGAGCATTTGCAGTATCAGATAAATGAGATAAAAGAAAATTGCTGCGATGATACAAGAAGGAAATCATTTGCAATTGACATCAAGCAACCTGAAGCGGTAAAGCCAAAAAACGACATTGACGAAATGTTCTAACAATGACTGAAAGACGTTACAACTATTTATTTAAAAAGATGGAATTATATTTAAAACGCGAAACATTTACAGAGCAGTCAACAATAGGTAAACTAAGCATTGACGGCCAGTTTGAGTGCTTTATACTTGAGGACAAAGATCGTGGATTGCATGATAAAATGTCAATAGCTGAAATTGAAGCTCACAAAATTTTCGGTAAAACTTGCATTCCTTATGGCCGCTATGAAATAGATTGGACTATGAGCGCACGTTTCAAAAAAATGATGCCTATATTATTGAAAACGCCCGGCTATACTGGCGTGCGCATCCATACCGGCAACTCCGAAAAAGACACGTTAGGCTGTTTGCTTCCGGGAAAAAAGAGAGCTAACAACATGGTTACTGAAAGCACGGCGGCGACTAACTTACTTTATTCTAAGATCCAAACGGCTAAAAGCAGAGGCGAAAAAATATTTATAACAATAGCCAAATGATTAAGAAACTACTTGCATCCTTAGACAACAGTAATTACGGTTATAGCGCACGTAAACTAACTGCCTTTATATTGGTTTCACTTGTTGTATTAGCGCATCTTAAATGGCTTAATTTAGGGGATTTAACGCAGTTAGGTGAGGTGTTAATCATTGACTATACTTTTATTTCAGCACTATTCGGAATGACCACATATCAAAAGATAAAAAGTAATGAGCCTAAATAAATATTTATCCTTGGTTGTATTTGGACTCCTAGTGTTTATTCTATTATTCCAAACGTGTGGTAAGGATGAAGTGATTAAGACACAAAGATTAATCGACACGTTAATAGTTACTAAGCTAGTTAACATCAGCAAAGATAGTTTGGTTATTGATAGCCTTATTAAAGTAAAGCAAAGGGTTAAGGTAGTGTTTAAACAAAAAACTGATAGCATTTACATTGCGGCCCCTGACACTTGCAAAACGTATATTACTATGTTAGTGAATAATTGCAACGATTATTTATCATTGAATGATAGCATCATTGAGCATCAAATGAATGTTATTAATGAACAACGTGATTTATATCGCATACAAAGAGATTTAATTAATAAACAAAATGATATGTTGTATTCAGATAGCCTTCATATTGAAAAACTGAATAAAAAAATTAAACGAAAAAATATAGCTATCAGCATAATTTCAGCGGTGGGCCTTGGTGCTTTGCTTGTTAAGTAGTATCTTTACAGCGCAATCTTCCATTTTTTTACTTATTATCTAATTAGGGCGACTTTAAAAACCGCCCTTTTTTTATGCGTTTTAAAATTAAACGTATTGAAAATCAATAAGTTATAAAATAATTGAATATATTTTTTGTATATATAAAAAGTATATGTATATTTGTACTCAGATAACAACAATTAAAAAATAGAAATCATGAAAGCAGCATTTAACTTAAAAAACTTTTTAACTGAAAACAAAGCAATGGTATTAACTAGCTATGAAAATTTAACTAAAGAAAAATTTTTTAACGGAATTTCTTTAAAAGATTTTATGTTGCAAGTTATGAATGTAATGCAAATAAATAACCCAAAAAGCGAAAAAAGAGCGGCTACTTTATTGCCTTCATTGGTTAGCATGGTAATAGTTAATAACTCTAAAATAGAAGTAGTAAATAATTTAGATGCAAAATTAAAAGCGAAATACGAAGGTACAGCGTATATGGCAATGGTATAATAAATAAAAAATAAAAATTATGAAAACAGTAAATTTTAAAAGAGCAGGTTTTGGACAATGGACAGCATCAACCGAACACTACGGAAAAACAATAAGCATTCACTTTACAGATGCTCCAACATACGACCTAATTAATTCAGAAGAAAGAGGTTACAAGAAAGCAATCAAGTCATTAAGAAGTAGAATAATTAACCATGGCAGACAGTAAAAACTACGCTTACAAAGCATCGGGAATTATCAAGATAGTATTCACAAAAAAAGGAAAATTTGTTACTACTATAATGAAAGAAGACCGATTGAAAGACTACCCAAAAACTAAATATGACATCGTTGAAATAATATGAAAAAAGCCAAACTAATACACCTAACACCCGAAGCTATTGCATACTGGACTGAAATAGCAAAAGCAAACGGAAGCACATTTAAAACATTTATACAGATAATTTTAGAAGAAAAACCAAAACTTAAAAAATAGAAATCATGAACGAATTAAATGACGAACTATCCCCACTAGCTAAACGATTATTAACCGACTTAACTTTTATCCTATGTGTAATCATATTTTTCCTTTAAACTATAACAACGAAGCGATTAAACGCTTTTGGTTAAATAAAAATGTTGAAAACCAAGTTAGATCAACATTCAACGAAGAGTTATTAAAACGTGTTATCCAAGCCAAACTTTATGAAGCAGACAAAAATAGTAGAACCAAATAAATTTTATCATTTGTATCGGAGCTTATCTGTTGAAAGTAGATTGAAATTTTCAGAAAAGATAAAACGTCAAGATAAATATATTAGCCGATACAACATAAGTTCAGAAGATTTTGAGTACCTTAACGAACTTTTAAAATTAGAAAATCCTAATATAATAGGCGAATCGGTTGAATTTGATTATTGGCAAGTTCAGAAATACTTTCAAGGGTTAACGCAACTGATTAACACACCAGAGGACTTTCAAATTTTAATGCAAAGGAAAAAGGATGCGATCATTCAAGAACATAGAAACATTCACAAACAATTATTAAACTATAAATCATAATAAATTTTATATTTAATTAAATAATTATTATATTTGTAATGCTTATTCGACATGAAAACATTAATTAAATCCAATCCTTTACATTGCCATTTGCTAACACTTAGCAGTCGGATAAGCCTTTGTATTGGGTTGGTATTTTAATTATGAATACAAATGAAATTTGGAAAGATATACCTAATTATGAAGGATTATACCAAGCTAGTAATTTAGGTAATATTAGAAATAAAAAAGCATTAGTTCTTAAACCTCACAAACATAATTATTTAATGATAAAATTATGGAAAA